ACCGCAACCGCCCAGCTACTTGAGAAACAAGGCGAGACAGAGGCTGCCATTACGACACTCAACGATAAGATTGATCAACGCATGACACTGGACTACGGTCAACAACTTGCCATCGAGAGTGCGAAGAAGTCACGTGCGGAAGCCCTGTGGGATGAAATTTCGCAAACGAACTCAGAACTCTATCCTTCGAAGGCGAAAGTATACGGTCGCTTCGGAAGTGACATCAAGCGTGCATTCGCTGTCGCTTCATACCGGGATATCAAACAGAGCCAGTTCGAAGAAGCACTCGCTTACGTCAAGTCATGGCGTCCGTCGCTCGTCTGATCTGAAAGGAGGTTCGAGATGAACCCGATTGAAATCGTCACACTCTCGAAAACACAACTCGAAGAATTGCTCGAGCAAAGTGCTGATCGCGCCATTCAAAAAATGACCGAACAGCAAGCGCGTTGGTTGCAACGACCGATCGCTGCATCTTACCTCGGCATCGATGCAGTGACGCTTGATAAATATACGATTCGTGACGGTATACCATACCACACGCCTCGCAATTCGAAATTGAAACTGTACAACACGGTTGACCTGGATGCTTGGGGTCGAGGAGAAGTCTGGAAATGAACAGGTACGAGAGAGGATGAATCACATGCCACTTTATAAAAATTTGGACACGTTAGCCAACACGCTCGTGGATCGATTCTACGAAAACCCAACGCTTCACCCATTGATCAACGTCGAGGACGTCATCTCAAACATTCTCGTCGATGTGACACGTGAGATGGTCGAGGAATCCGAGCAGGATGCCATGATTCATTTCAACCAGATGGTCAAGAATGATCCGATCATCGTGATTGACGCCATCAACAAACAGCATGTCCTGCATCTGATGGAAGACACATTCGAAATGCATCTGACTCAAATGGACCCGCCGATCAAGCTGAAATGAATGCGTACTGGATTTACGGTGTAGCATGGGTTGCTTTCACGATCGCATTTGGTGGCTGGTGGTGGGACGAACGGAAGAGTAGACGGGAAAGGAGGTGAGGAAATGTCACCGGAACTGACGTACATGCTTTCAGTCGCTTGGGTGATCGGCGTCGTGTTCTTGACTCCGATGATGTGGTTCGAACACAAAACAGAACGTGCTTACGACAAACGGCAGGAAATGAAAAAATGCCATCACTCGAAAGAGCGATGACACACTTAGACCTAGGAATTTAAGTGTATCACGCCTTCGACGAAGGAGGAAGACCATGCGCACGAAAGAACGATTGATCCAACTGAAACAACTGCTGTCCCTTCGGAAGGAAAATGAGCCGGTGCAGGCAGTGCAGCAAGAACTGAACATCATCGATAACACGTCGACTGTGATTCAGAAGCGTCTCGACGACCTAGAATATGTCCTTGGAGAACAGTCGCCCTATCAGGCGATGCTGGACGTGATCCGACACGACCTGAGACGAATCGAACAGTCATCGACGCACATCAAGATCATACATCAGATTCCGAAGACGGACCGACTGGATCCACCACTCGTCCGTCGCGTGGAACACATCATCGTACCGAACAACTGATTTTTGAAAGACTGGGGTGATAGCAATGTCGAATGACCAATTGCACGATGAGAACAAAAATCCATTCACGATGATCAACAACGAAATCGTTCGGGATGGGCTAACATTCGATGATGTACATGAAAAAATGGTCTATTTCGTTTTGAAAAGCCACGCCGTGGACGGAGGTGGAGCATTCCCGTCTTACAAGACCATCGCAAAAGAAGTGCCTTGTGGAATCACGAAGGTGAAGAACTGTATCCAGTCGCTCGTTGACAAAAAATTGATTTCAAAACGAGGTCAAATCAATAGCCGAGGAGCACAGACATCAAACGTCTACACGATCGGAAAATTCATCGCTGTCATTCCGGAAGAAGAACGCGAAAAAGAGACGAAATCGAAGGTCGAAAATCTAGCCGATTGTCCGTCTGCTCCGAAGGAAGAATTACCTCTTGAGGCTAGTCGCCACGCGACTAGGGGGGAGTCGCCACACGACCAGGGGGAGGTCGCCACACGGCAGGGGGCTGGTCGCCACAAGGCAGGCCCCTGGTCGCCAGGCGACTACGAAGAATATCCCTTTAAGAAGATCCCTTTAAGAAGAGTATCTTCTTCATCATCCGCGGGCGTGAAGGAAGCTGAAATGTCTAAACTCGTTAGCTTCTTCCAGAAGGAAATTGGAATGGCTACTGGATATGTCATCGACGACATGGAACAGACTCTTGAAGAGACTTCCTACGACTTGATTCAATACGCACTCGAACAGGCAGTGTTGAATGGCGCGAGAAACTGGAAGTATGCGAAAGCGATCATCAAGAACTACCGGGAAAAAAATATTCTTACGCTCGATGAGATTCAGCTGCATGAAGCGAAACGAACTGAATCATTCCATCGTCAAAATATCCGTTCGAATTCCAGGAAGACATACAGCCGTCACTCGAATAAACCGGAAATGGAAGAACCGAAATGGCTAGCGAACGAAAAAGACAAGCAGAAGGAACATGAGGCAAAGCAAGTTGCAGAGTTTACAGCGAACGTACCAGACGACGAAGAGCTCAACGCCATCTTGCAAGACTTGAAGGGGAGGGAGCAGTGATGAAACACAAACCGGAAAAAACGCACATGGATATCTTCGACGCGATGAAAGGCATCACGATCGACGTCTTGCAATGGGCAGAACTCGAACTGCCGGACGGCACGATCCGGATGGAACTCGATGCAGACAGAAAGCTCGTGAAGCGTGTCCGGCATCACGGGGATGACCGTTTCTACAAGGCAGCGTTCCAAGGACTCACACAATCGGAGTACGAAGCGAACTGGACGGTCGAACCGCACGCTAGTACCAAAAAGCAAACAACAGCTCGAAAGGATATGCGGTAACGAAGTCAAACGAACTGGGGAGGCACGACATGAATAGCACGGGACAGACGAAACTGTCGAACGCATCACCTTCGCACAGTAAGACCTACGTGTTCAAGCGGCGAGAACAGGAGCAAGAAACGCTCGTCCTGATCTCGGATCAGATTCGCCGTTTCACGACACGAGCCGGACAGATTGTCCGAATCGAGGAAGATGTGAAACCGATCAGCGCGGCATACTCGATCCTGTCCAATCTTTCGGGATGGACCTACGACGGTATGTTGCTCGAGACACACGACGTCATCCTACAACTCCGGGCGGAGGGTTTGCTTCGAGACTCGGCGCATGCATCACTTCGGTCACACATGAAAGTCGGTGCCGGCCGTTAACTACCCCACTGCTGGGCATCAGCAAGAAGTAGCGCAGAATGGAACCACTAGTCACGCATAAACTCACCAAAGTGCAACGGGCTGCGGCTGAAACGAAGTTGAGACACTACTTCTCGCTCCCGGCACGCATCTCATCTTTGCAACTGCAGTCGGAAACATCGATCACGGCAGGCTATCAGGCGAGTGAAGTCCAACGCAATAGCCGACCGACGTCGAACGTCGAGAAGGCGGTCATGGTCCTCGACCAAATCCGATTGGCGGAAGCCGAGTACCGGCTGCTCGTCGGGATCCGGACGGAACTCGAGGAAATCGCACCGGAACTGATCGACATCTGGGACTTACGGTACCGACCACGTCTCCGGCATACGGACCTCGTCGTCATGTCGAGTCTCTGCTACGGCAACCGGAACGCCTACTACAAGGCGAAGGACAAGCTACTCGGCATCATCGCGGACCGGTTCAACCTCTGGAACGACGCGCATGATCATTGACGTCGAAACCTACCTCTGGCGTAAGGTCGTCCTCGGTGAATCCAAGGAACGCGCCCAAGAACTAGCTGACTTGTCATATCTCTATCCGCAGGAAGGAATGCATGCATCTGACACACGTGAATTACAAGAACCGCGGCAAACGCTTCGAGACGATGCTCGACAACACGATCCGGACGTATGCCTTACAAAAACGAGCGCACTTCCGCAAGACGTTCCCGGAAGTGAAACTCCTACTCGGTCCTAAGGGGCAGGTACGGAAATACTGGTTCGAGCGATCAGGTGGACTCGATTACATCGGACTTTACGCCAACCGCTTCATCAGCTTCGACGCCAAGTCGACGCAAAGCAAAACCTCATTCCCACTCGCGAACGTCGAGGTACACCAATTCGACGAACTACGACGGGTGCAAGACTACGGAGGCATCAGCTTCTTGTTGATCCATTTCGAAACACTCAACGAGACATATTACCTGTCTGCCAACGACGCCTTGGACTGGGCGAACCAGACCGAACGGAAGTCGATTCCCTACGAGTGGTTCAAAAATCACACGTCACGTGTCCTACAAGGTCGTCACGTCCTTTTAGACTACTTACCATCATCGACCTACGCAACGAGCAGGAACAAGTGTTCGATGCGCGAGAATCGACAGGTAAAGTCGAGTGAACACTGGTCAGTCAGCAGAACGACGAAAATGAACAAATTCATCATGAAACGGGGAGACACACATGATCACAGCAGAAAAGATGCTTCGACGGGGGCGGCTATACGTCGAAGATACGTATTTAGAACTCGGGGTAAGCGGTACGGTTGGACAACGCACGATTCTCGTCGAGGCGATGGCGTTACTTGATCGGGCACTGGAAACGGAACGGACGGAAAGCGAGTATGTGCAGCAGTTCGAATCCGCAATTGAACGTCTCGAACAACTCCTGAACGACATGCATGGCATCCGTTTTAACAAGGATCGCACGTTCACGCTGCAGCTGGTCACTACCTTACGTCAGATTTCAAGTGGTGAAGAGGTGAGGGCATGAAACAGGGACGATACAAGGCTTGGACAATCGTCGAGCTGGTCGCACTCTCGCATCTCATCAAATCGGGGAAGGCAACAGGCGGTGCGTTGTTCGAACATGCAACGCGATACGATCGCTCCCACGCTAGCGTCCGCTCGATGAGCCACAAACTGCACAAGACTGGCACGTGGCAACACTGGATCAAGGTCAACACGCAGCCGAACTAATATTTCGACTACCGTACTTTCAACCCTGACAAGAAAGGATACCGCTCATGAAGATGACAAAGGACCTACAGCTCGAACACATCATGTCGAGTGGGAAGACGATGACGACGACCGCAGTCGCCCGTGAATATGGCATGACGGCTCGGAAGCTGAACCAGTTACTCGAAACAGCGGGTATCCAGCGCAAGGTCAATCGGAACTGGGAACTCTGTACTGCCCATCAACAACGTGGGCTCGTCACGATCAATGAGTTTCCCTTCATGCATTCGAACGGTCAACTGGATGCGACCGTCACGATGAAATGGACGCAGATCGGACGACTCTTGATCCACGACATTATCCACAACCAAACAAACTAATCGGAGGGAATCACATGTCACAACCTAAAATCAACCTGAATGAGTTCGCGAACGGCGCACTCGCTGAACGTGTCAACATCGCCATGAACGAGGTCTACGCGAACATCGCGGACCAGAACACGGATCCGACGAAGAAGCGGAAGGTCGTCATCACGATGGTCTTATCGGCAGACGAAGAACGCGACCTCGCGATGGTCGACATCGAAGTCAAGACGACATTGACACCAGCACGTTCAGTCGGCTCGAAGATCATCATCGATACGAATGCTGCAGGTCAGGTCGTTGGCCAAGAACTCAAGTCGGGTTCACCAGGTCAGATGATGATCTCGCCAGACGGTGAAATCGTCAATGATGTCGGAACACCAATCGACATGGTCGAACAAGTACATGAGTTATCGGATGTCGAGCTGGTTCAAGAAGGGAATGTCATCGACTTCCGCGCACAAACATCCGCACAACAGTAATGCCTACACGCATGATGTGAACGACGGATTCACCCGATACATCGATCAACCAAATCCAACACAAAGGGAGATACACACATGTCATTACTCAAAGACGCATTCAACTGGATCAAGGATCACGGTCAATTCCAAACTACACAGGTACATGGTCGCACGGTTTCCGACCGTGACCTCCACGCCATCACGGCACCTACGGCAAGCACATTGAAAGTCCATACACTGACAGCACTCGTCGAGTACATCCAGAGTGAGTTCGACACGAGCGAATCGTTACTCGTCCATATCAAGAGTCCAGAGACGGTCGTCGTCATGAGCAAACTGAACAGTGATCAAAACCGTAACCACTTCATCCAAGCTGACGCTTACATCCCATCGTTCCGTTTCGACTCGTACTACGATGCAGAAGACATCAACATCAAGCTACAGTCCATCTTCGTGCCGAACAAGGATCAAGCACTGATCCTGAAAATCGTCGGTAACATCAAAGAGGACAATGTCCGGACAGCAGGAGACGACGGCATTTCACAAGCGGTCACGATGAAAACAGGCGTCGCGACGGTCGCTGACGTCAAGGTCGTCAATCCCGTGACGCTTGCACCATACCGGACGTTCATCGAGGTGGATCAGCCGGAAAGTAAGTTCGTCCTCCGGATGCAGAACGGTCCACGAGTCGCTTTATTCGAAGCAGATGGTGGTGCATGGAAGAACGAAGCCATCCGGAACATCGAAGATTACTTGATGGAAGCCCTATCCGAATACAACGAAGCGGATAAGCTCACGATCATCGCCTAACAGCATCTACCAACCGAACATGCCAGGCGAACGTCCTGGCTGTTCTTTATTACAACGTTCAGAAAGTGGGATTGAATCATGTTATCACAATGGCTACTCATCGTCACACTCGTTTTTCTATTCGGATTACTTCTGATTGGATTGATCCAAGGACTAATCGAAGAAAAGAAACAGCGGAAAGCGAAAAAGGACACAGCAAACGACCGCGTGTTTGAAGAGACGTTCACAAGACTCCGAGAAGAGACAGAAGCAAAGCGAATGGAGATTAAGCAGACGTTCCGGGCACAACCACCAGTCACGACACGCACGACATCCACGAGAGAAACACTCTACTGCCCTCCGATACAGACGGAGGATTACACCACTAACCATTCACAGGAGGATTCAAGCGATGGGTCATACTCAGCTGATTGATCATATATCGCACAATACAGCGATTCAACGTTTAGAAAAGCGGACAGAACCCGCTGCACCAGAAGAGATGAAGCGGTATTTTCATCATCCATATGGCATGGCGTACTACATCGACGGTGAATGGGTACCGTGTCCAGGATACGAGGATTCATCTGCCGTTCCGATATCGATTCGGGAACGACCACGAAAGACGACACTCGAGACGTGGCGTCCGAAGAAACCGACTCCACCAGTCATTCGACCAAAAGTGGTTTGTCCACCACGCGAGGAACTGGATCGATTGGTCGAAAAGCAAGGACTGTCAATAGCGGCAATCAGTCGCCTTAAAAAATGTAGCGTGGCGACCGTCCATAACTGGTTCAAGCAACATAAACTCAAAACGCCATCAGAACGAAAAAAATTAGCGAAGGAGAAACAATCATGATACTGACTGTCGCTACATGGATTATGCTGTGCGAGAAGCAAGCCAAGTTCGATCAGCATGTATTGGATCAATACGGATTGACGGAAGTACCCATCTGGGAGAGAACGACAGCGTATCGTGTCGAAGCAGCGGAGTGCATCAATGAATTAAAAGGTGCATGGAAATGGTGGAGCGTCAAGGAACCACAACGGGAACGATTCGTCGAGGAGCTGATCGATGCACTCAAGTTCGTTGCTGGCATCGCGATGGTCGATGCTACGAGTAGCGGACCAATCTGGTATCACGCCATGTTCCATAAAGCGCACGACCATCATATCCGGAACAACGACGAACTGAAGAGGCTCTGTCATGCTGCAGTCGACGCCAAGAACATTCGGCGATCATTTGGCGCACTGTTACTGATTGCGGAACACCTGGATGTGACTGAAGAGGAAATCGTCACCGTGTTCGATGCTAAGACAGAGACGAATCTAGAACGAATCTTGATTGGTTACTAAGCATGTGGGTCAGGATTTACTACGAAAAAGGTGGCGTGAAAGAAACATGCGTCACCTGGGCGTTCATTATTAAAGTAGAAATTTTAAAAAATGAGAGTATCTATGTAATCACATAAGTTAAAAGCAATGAGATGATACATTGTTTGAAAGAATGCACAAAGGGAATAAATTTAATACAAAAATGTGTTCGCTTTTTGTTAGAAAAACGATATATTAAAGAGGATTATTTTATTTGATTTATAATAAGAAAATATACGGGGGGGAAAGGAATGGATGCTTTAGATTTAGCGAATTATATTGTTGATAAACAGATTAACGAAGGAAATTATACAAACACTATCTCACTTCAAAAAGTCCTTTATTTCGTAAATGCTCGTTTTATGCAATTAAATAATTCGCCTAATTCTATTTTTGATAATCAAATTCAAAAATGGAAATATGGTCCTGTTGTACCTGAAGTTTATCAAACATACAAACTGTTTGGTCCAATGGAGATAACTTCAATACCTGCTTCTCAAGCTTTTTTTTGGGATGAAGAAGAATTTTTAGATGAGTTATATAATGAACATGGTGTAGAGAAAAATATAATTGATGAATGGATAAATGAGTTTATTGATAGAGATCGCTTCGAGTTAGTTGATTTAACACATGAACATCATATATGGAAAAAAGATTCTGATAGTATTAGAGAAGGTTATTTAAATATTTCATATGATAACAATGAGTTATTCAATGAAATAAAATCAAATCCTGATCGTTTTTTTTATGGTGATAAATAATTATGGATGCACGCAAAGAATATCTTGGTCATTTTTTAAATATGTTAAAGGACATTGAACAAAGTGCAATTAAAGTTTCTGAAAGAGAAGGTTGGGCTGAAAAATTAGCAGAATTTTTAAAAGAGGCTCCAGAAGAATACAAAAAGTTTGTTCCTCTTTCAGATTTAACAAAGTTCGTTTTTGATATCGATAGGCAAAATGACGAAAATTTAATGTTTGAAGTTTTTAAACTATGCAATGAAAACTTAGAATATCAAGAGCGTGTTTCATTAGATGAAGAATTAATAAAAGTAGAAAATGCACTTATTCTACTTAGTAAAATTAGAAACCATTATGAAATTGCCTTTAATCAAAAAATTATGATGGATCAAACTGCTCAAAAATATGTAAAAGATGTTCTTACTCCATTAGCTCAAAGATCACGACTTCTTTCAAAAAAACAAACCGAATTAGAAAAGAAGCTAAGTGAATTTGATACTAAACAGGAAAATATTGATAAAAAACAAAACGAGATTGATGAACATCAAAAAAATAATCAAAGAGACTTTGTAGCAGTGCTTGGGATGTTTACAACAATCATTTTTGCTGCTTTTGGTGGATTACAATTACTAGCTGAAGTTTTTAAAGGGCTCGATAAAACGCCATTAGATGTTGTGTTGATACATGGTTCCTTCGTGTTTATCTCTTTGATAATAATTATTTCATTATTACTTAGCGGAGTATCTAGAATGTCAAACCTTCCAATAAGAAGTTGTAATTGTACTACTAGAAAAGTTAATTGTTTTTGTTCTTTTGCTGAAAAACATCCTACAATATTCTTTAGTGTTTTGTTGGTGAGCGTTATTACTTCTTTCGCCTTAATGGACAAGTATTTTATGTTTAGTAAACTACTTGTGAACGCTATCACTTTAGAGAATGGAATTCAAATTAGTAGGGTATGGATTTTGTTGAAGATTTCGTTAATATGTTTAATTCCAGCAACAGTACTTACCTTACTAAATTATGTTCATCAATTTTTTAGGTGGGTTTTCAAAAGAGGTTGGAAAAATCAATCAATTACATCTTAAAGTTAATTTATATTCAAAAAAGTATACATAAAAAAGGGCGCCATAATAGGCGTCTTTTTATATTGTTGAAAAAAGAATTAAGTAGTATTTATTAGGAGGTAAATAAATCGAATTGTGTAATATATAGGTTATCAAAATAAGGAGGTATGATTTATGAAATCAAATCCGCAAGATCATATTGAAATTACTCAAGAAATATCTGAGTTGGCTTTTCGCTTTACTAAGTTAATGTTTAAAAATGATGTAAAAAAATTCTGGGATTGTATTAGTTCAGTCGATCAGTCGAGAGTATATGGTATTTATACTACATATCTTGAAAAAGAAAATAAACTGCAAGAAGAATTCATGTTCAAAGATTTTATAGAAAAAAACTATTTAGATCCTTTTAAAATGAACTATGCAGCTTTAAAAGGAGAACCAGGCATTGCTAGTCATCTAAGATTTTCAGATGATGGCATACCTATGGTTTTCATGATCCCTGATGTGATTGCACCACGGTATTATATAGCAGAAGCGACGGAAGTTGTTTATCCACTTTTCTTGAGTTTAGATACTTCGCTGGATGCAAATAATGAACTTATCGCTGAATGGAAAATTAGACTTTATGATGATATGAACTACAAAAATATTTAAGTTAATATATTATTTGATATTATTGATATCTTTTTTGTACTTTAAAGTTAACTAGTGAGAACAGACTAATCAACTTGTTTAGAAACTTGTATAAAAAAAACATGGATGAAAATGTTGATACACTTTTAATACTCTTTTGATACAGTGTTGATACGATTCCTTGACGGATTGGTGCTATGCTAGGTACGTGGAATGAAGCGGGCGCGACTGAGGTTGCGTTGTTCTACGATAAATCTACTACCATAAATGATTGAATGAAACGCCCTGAAACGGACAGGGCGTTTTTTGGTACCTATAATTATCCCGGCGAGAAGAGGTCCCCGTCTCATCCATGTAGTATACCTGTGGTCTTACCCCAGTCCCACTCGTTTGCTACATGCTCGCTCGGATAGTTATGTGTACCAACCCAACAGGAGGTGAGAGATATGCAGGAGCAATATCAAAGCGTAGTCAAACGTTTCATCGAAGCATTCAAGGAAGCGTGGGGACGTATCAAGCGAGCGCTTCAATGGTTGGTTGAAGGGATACGCAAGCGAGCGCAAGTGATGACGACATCATCCATGCGACGTACCGTCGATGCGAAGTGGGAGCAGACATGGAAGAAGTCACGCATGATGCATCCACATGCGACGTTCGTCGCAATGAAGAAGAATGGTCGAGCACATCAAGACCGACGCATGATGAAGCGAGCACGTTCGACGCTCAAGTCGTGACCGGTTAGTCCCTTGCTAATGGCGCATGATGGATCAAACACAATCAATCAGGTCTGGCGGCCGAACCATTTATACACGGATCAGTATCATGCGCCTCTAGCAGGGGATTCTCCCTGCATCATGCATTCCAACCTCTGGGAAGACGCCTTCGGGCGTCTTTTTGTATGTTGCAAAGCGATCGTGACGGACGTGGACCGCTTTCATGATTGCTTTGGAGCATATAGACAGAAAGAAACGTCGCGTTTAGCCAGTGAGGGGGTGCTTTGGGTCCTCCGACGGTTTAAAAAGGGTTACGGGTGCATACGAGCCCGAAAACGCGCTAGTTTCATTCTGAAAAAGGTCGTTTCGCTTTCGCATTTGAAATCTTGGGAAATAATTTTTAGAGAGTGGGTGAACCGTTGGTGCGTAAGGAATCAGACAATCAAGCGTCTGTCGTCACGACGGCGCAAATAAGCGAAATTCTCGACGTATCGACGCGTCGAATTCAGCAATTAGCGAAAGAGGGTGTCCTCGTTCGCGTTTCGCATGGCAATTTTGACTTGAAAGCTTCCATCAAATCGTATATTGATTTTCGTGTTTCAAGGGAACAGGAAGACGATGAACTCGATAAAATGACTGAAGAAGCGTTGTGGACACGAGCGAGACGACAGAAAACGGAGCTTGAATTACAGATCATGCGCGGTGATTTGCACCGTTCGGAGGATGTAAAACGGGTCATGAACGACATGATCGGGGCATTTCGGGCAAGGATTTTATCGATTCCGTCTAAATTTGCACCACAATTGGTCGGAAAGACGGAAATTCCGCCGATTAAGGCAATTTTGAAGAATGCAGCATTCGAAGCACTCGAGGAACTGACGGAATATGATCCGGTGGCATTTTACGATATGAGTAAGGATAAATTGCTCCTCGATGATGACGAGGAGACCGAATCGAAGATAGAAGACATTGAATCGGATGGAGAGTCGGTGCCTCGTGGCCGCCAAACGAAGAAGTAAGAATACGGAAGCGTTGTTTCGTGACATCATACGCGGCACGCTACCGCCTCCACCGGACCTTACCGTTTCTGAATGGGCGGACGCCTATCGCAAGCTGTCATCGGAATCCTCGGCAGAACCCGGACAATGGCGGACGGATCGGGCGCCGTATCAACGTGCCATCATGGATGCCGTCAATGATCCGGAACTTGAGAAGATCGTCATCATGTCGAGTGCGCAGGTCGGAAAAACAGAATTGATCCTGAATACGCTCGGCTACCATATCGACTTCGATCCGGCACCAATCATGATCATGCAGCCGACAGTCGCACTCGCACAAAGTTTCTCGAAAGAGCGACTGGCACCGATGATTCGGGATACGCCAGCCATCAAAAATAAAGTCTCGGACGCAAAGAGTCGGGACAGTGGGAATACCACGTTGCAGAAATCGTTTCCGGGTGGCTATGTCGCGATGGTCGGAGCCAATGCACCAAGTGGACTGGCGTCTCGTCCGATTCGAATCCTATTAGCCGATGAGATTGACCGGTTCCCTGTTTCAGCAGGGACAGAAGGTGACCCGTTATCGCTAGCAGAGAAACGGACGAACAACTTCTACAACAGGAAAAAGATTTTCGTATCGACACCTACTAACAAAGGGAGTTCACGAATCGAGGTCGAGTATGAGCTGAGTACGAAAGAACGATGGAATCTAGCATGTCCGTCTTGCGAAGAGTTCCAACCGTTGAAATGGGCACAGATCATCTTCGATTCACATTCTGCTGCGTGCGAACATTGCGGAGCGGTCCACAATGAATATGAATGGAAATCGCAACCCGGTAAATGGGTGCAAGAGAACCCCGGCGCACGTAGCCGGGGTTTTCATTTGAACGAGCTCGTCTCCCCGTGGAAGAAATGGCAAGAAATCATCGCTGAATTCCTTGAAGCGAAGAAAAAAGGACAGGAAGCGATGAAAGTATGGGTCAACACCTCACTCGGTGAGACATGGGAAGAAGAGGGCGAGGCAATCGACGCGGATGGACTGGATGGACGCCGTGAACGATATGCTGCGGAAGTGCCGGAGGGCGTCAGCATCTTGACGGCAGCCGTTGATACGCAGGATGACCGGTTCGAAATCGAGGTCGTCGGTTGGGGACGTGGCAAAGAATCATGGGGCATCGAGTACCAAGTCATTTATGGTGACTTGAACCAGCCGCAGATTTGGAACGATCTCGACGAATACCTCTCACGGACGTGGTCGAAGCAAGACGGACGTCGATTCGGGATTAGCTGTACCTGCATGGACTCCGGTGGTCACTTCACGCAAGAGGTCTATCGCTTCACGAAAGCCCGTGAAACCCGTCGTATCTATGCCATCAAAGGTAAATCGGCGAAACCGGGGGATTACACGCCACTCGTTGCAGGTTATTCCCGGACGAAGGTGGCGAAAGCCCTACTCGTCAGTCTTGGTGTTGATGACGGCAAGGCGCGGATCATGTCCAATCTACAACTCGAAGAAGCAGGGCCGAACTATTGTCACTTCCCAGAAGGACGTGGATATGGAACGGAATACTTCAAAGGACTCACGGCAGAACGCCTCGAGACGCGGTACGATAAAGGGATTCCATACAAGGTATGGCGTAAGGTCAGAAATCGAAACGAACCACTCGACGTTCGTGTCTACAATATTGCGGCATTAGAGATCCTGAACCCGAACTTGGAGAAAGAATATGCCGTCGGGACGGTCAAACGGAAGAAAAAACGACGGAAGTCGACGAGAGGAGTGACGTGATGTGGAGGAATTGATGCCATTAGAACGAGCCCGGTTACATCTGGACGCGTGGTACAAAGCAGAATTAGCGGTCTCAACCGGACAGAGCTACACAATTGGATCTCGTTCGTTGACACGGGCGAATCTGAAAGAAATTCGAGGGCAAATCGCATACTGGGAAAAACGTGTCGGTTCGATGCAAGGCGTCAGACGACGACGCGCGAAGCGGATTATCCCACGTGACTTATGAAAGGAGGGAATGTTAGGTGAACCTAATTGACAATGTGATCAGTTATTTCAACCCACGCGCTGGACTGGAACGAACGTTGGCACGAAAGAAGCAAGTCATCCTGAACGAGGGATATGGGAATCACGGTGCTAGCGGGAAGAAGAACAGCATGATTGGCTGGTTGACGAATAGCGGCTCGGCACTCGAAGACATCGAACGTAACATTCCCACCTTACGGGAACGATCACGCGATTTATACATGGGAGCGCCGTTAGCAACAGGTGCGCTGAAGACGTTACGGACGAACGTCATCGGATCTGGACTGAAGTTGAATGCACAGATTGATGCTGATTTGCTCGGGATGACGCGAGAACAAGCGGATCAATGGGAAACGAAGGTCGAACGCGAGTTTTCGCTTTGGGCAGACTCGATCCACTGTGATTCACAACGCATGAGTAATTTTTATCAACTGCAGCAACTCGCCTTTCTCTCTTGGATGATGAGTGGCGATACGTTCTGCTTGCTCCCGTTGATACCACGAAAGAACATGCCGTATGACTTGCGAATCCAATTGATTGAAGCGGACCGGGTCAGTGATCCGAATCAGTTCGTTTCCATGTTCGACACGAAAGTCGTCAATGGGGTTGAAATCAATCTGACGGGTGAAGTCGTCGCGTATCACATTGCGGATCGACATCCGAATTCGATTGCAGGTGCTATCAACAAGTGGACACGCATCGAGAAGTTCGGCAAGAAGACTGGACGTGCGAACGTCTTACATCTGATTGAGCTGGAACGACCGGAACAACGACGTGGTGTACCTGTCTTAGCACCTGTCATCGAGACGATGAAGCAACTCGCGCGGTACAGCGATGCTGAATTGATGGCTGCCGTTATTAACGCCTTCTACTCTGTTTTCATCACGACGGATGGCGATAGCGACACCGACGATTTCGGAAGCATCGCACCTGAAGATGAGCTTGCTGGAGGCGACGAAACACAAATCGAACTTGGTACCGGCACTGTGAACTTCCTAGCAGAAGGTGAAAAGGTACAAGAGGCAAGTCCGGGACGACCGAATGCCAATTTTGACGGGTTCGTCACGGCGATGTGTCGGCAAATCGGGGCTGCACTCGAAATCCCGTACGAAGTCCTGATGAAGAACTTTACGTCGTCCTATTCAGCCTCTCGTGGCGCATTGCTCGAAGCGTGGAAGATGTTCAAGATGCGTCGACAGTGGATGGCAGATTCCTTCTGTCAGCCGATCTACGAAGAATTCTTAGCTGAAGCGGTCGCTAAAGGGCGCATCGAAGCTCCCGGCTTCTTCACGGATCCACTGATTCGTAAAGCCTATACCCAAGCGGAATGGAATGGCCCTTCACAAGGGCAACTCGATCCGTTGAAAGAAGTGAACGCAGCTGAGAAGCGCGTCAACAACGGCTTCACGACACGGACACAAGAAACGGTCGCATTAGGTGGCGGCGATTGGTTCCGGAATCATGAACTGCGGGTCGCAGAAGAACGGTTACGTCGCGAAGGAAATCTGGTGACGGACGCCAGTGGGCAACTGGTAGTGACAGAAGACGAGAAGGGAGGTGAAGAAGATGAAAATTAATATCAAAGGACCAATCATTCCGACGTCGAGCCAATGGATTTACGACTACTTCGAGATGGAAGCGACGAGCCCGAAGCGGGTAGCCGATTTGATTGAGCAAGCGAAGGGCGAACCCCTCGATATCGAAATCAATAGTGGTGGCGGTTCTGTTTTTGATGCATCAGAAATCTACCATGCCCTGAAAAGTTATGCAGGAGACGTCACGATCACGATTGTCGGTCTAGCAGCTAGTGCGGCATCCGTCATTGCGATGGCCGGTAAGGTCGTTCGCATCACTCCGACGGCGCAGATGATGATTCACAACGCCTCGACGATTCAAATGGGCGACCATCGCGACATGCAGCACACGGCAGAATTCCTGAAGAATACGAACAAAACGATTGCGGCAGCATATCGACTGAAGTCGGGCAAGACGGACGAAGAACTACTAGCATTGATGGACGAAGAGACATGGTTCACGGCAGAACAGGCGTTGAAGAATGGTCTCGTCGATGAAGTGTTGTTCGATAGTCCGATTCAAGCCGTTGCTTCGACAGACTCAATCACACTGCCACAAGCATTCATCGACAAGATTCGGAATGATACCCGGTTCCGACCGGATGCACAGACTAGTAAACCAGTAGCATCGACGACACCGTCGAATCAGAAGGAGGGCAATTCGAACATGGAATTAGAAGAGTTGAAAAATGAACACCCGGCACTATACGAACAAGTCATTGCACTTGGACGAACGGAAGGCGTGACAGCAGAGGGTAAGCGTATCGAAGCCATCGACAGTTTGAAGAAACCGCAAGACATTTCAGCGGAAGCCTTCAACGAAATCATTCATGACGCGAAGTTCGTGTCTAACGCTACTGCAGGTGACACAGCAATGAAGATCCTGAACAGCGCGTCACTCAATGCGCAACAAGCGAAAGACCATTTCTTGGAGAACGTGAAAACGGATGCATCAGACATGGACAAAGTACCAGGTGGCGATGCATCGAACCAACACGCATCAAAAGAAGATGAGCAGGTCAATGATCTCATCGCAGCATTCGGAGGAGGGAAACGAGCATGAAGAAACTAATCGAAACGGTCGATCAATCAAACTCGGATGAGTTGATCTATGACTCGACACATCCGTTAGCGACCAAGGGTGTCGAACTCAAGTTGAATCAAGGTGTCTTGTTGCGCGGGACGGTGCTCGGTATCGTCACAGCGACAGGGAAAGCAGTACCAGCTGATAAAGACGCGGTGGACGGATCGAACAAAGCAGATTGCGTCCTTGCGAATGACGTCGACACGAACACGACAGGAACACTCGTCGAAGTCGCCTATTCATCGGGAAGCTTCAACCGCAAAGCGCTATTCGTCGGTGCGGGTGACGTTGTCGAAGACCATGAACTACGTTTACGAGAAGTCGGAATTTATCTCAAAGATAAACTTTAATTAGGAGGAACCAACATGCCGTTGTACAAAACGCTCACGTTGCTAAAAGCAGCAGAACAAATGCCACCCGTGCGTTCATTCTTGAAAGACACGTTCTTCCCAGATGTCGAGACATTCGTCACGGAAGAAGTATTGCTCGATGTTAAAAAAGGATCACAGAAGATGGCACCATTCGTCGCACCACGCGTCGGGGGAGTCACGATCGAACGCGAAGGATTCCGGACGGATAAATACAAAGCACCACGTATCGCGCCACAACGTCCCGTCACGATCGATGACATCTCGTCTCGTGGATACGGGGAGAACGTCATCAGCACAAAGACACCTGCTCAACGTCAGTCGGAGATTGTCGCGAAGGACATGCAAGAATTTGATGAGATGATCAGCCGCCGAGAAGAATGGATGGCTGCACAAATTCTCTTCTACGGGAAAGCCATCCTCAAAGGATATACGGACTCAGATGACAAACGATTCGTCGAACAGATGCTCGACTACTCGTTCACGAACAAAGAAGAGCTTGTCGGTGCCGAACAATGGGGAGCGGGTGGCGACATCTATGCCCAAATCGAAGAATGGCGCCTCAATCTCATCCAGAAGACGGGTGTCGCTCCGACGGTGATGGTCCTCGGTCGTACAGCAATGCAGAAGTTACGCAATGATGAGAACATGCGGAAGCTCCTTGACATCCGAAATATGAACTTCGGGGAACTGAAACCAAGTGTGCAAGCGGATGGTACGACGTTCATCGGTCGTCTCGCTGAGTTCGGTCTCGACCTGTACACGTACGATGCATGGTACAAAGATGAATTAGGCGTCATGAAGCCGTTCGTCCCACAAGACCACGTCCTACTCGGAACACCGAACCTCGGTACGTTCGTCTACGGAGCGGTCACGCAACTCGAAGACAAGACGTTCAAGACATATGAAGGATCACGCGTCCCGAAAATGTGGGCAGATGAAAACGCTGAAGCGGTCATGATGCGCTTGTCGAGTCGCCCGATTCCGAAGCCTAACGACATCGATGCTTGGTTCTCAGCGAAGGTGGTGTAAGCATGACGAAACTCAAATTCACGACAGGTGTTCGCTTCCAAGGGAAACGATATCCAGTCAACGCGGTCGTCGATGGCTTCTCGAAAGAGGAGACGGAAGTGCTCGTCTCAGGTGGACTTGCGTTCGTCGTCGGTCTACCGAACGAATCCGAAGCGAACGACGGTGCAAGTGATTCGGGCAAAGCGTCTGCCTCTCCGGTGGACGAAGAAGCACTTGTGAAAGAACTCGACACGAACTGGACGCTCAAGGAATTGAAGACTGATGCAGTCCTTCATGAGGTCGACTTAGAAAAAGTGACATCGAAAGAAGCGGCCATCAAGAAAATCATTGAAGAAGGAAAAGCGGACGCATTCCTTGCAATGCTTGAAGACGAGTAAGGTCGCGTCATGAGTATGTTCAAGGAACAGATCACAGCGGATTTATTCGGTACCTTCTTCAACGCGGAGGAATTCGCAGATGAAGTGATCATCGGTGTCGATACCCTCCCGGTCGTGTTTGATGAATATGCGCTAGAAAAATACAACTTCAAAGCAGATGGCGAGGGGCTTACACGTGGTGAGCTCCTTTTCTATGCGCCAAGCGCCCTGTTCACGAAACGTCCGTTCCGAGGGCAACGGTTGCTCATCAAAAACGTCAACTACTCCATCATGGAATTGAGAGAGTCTGCTGGCGTCTACACGATCGTACTCGAAGGGATGATGTCATGAGACCGACCATCAACGTCAACGAGTCCGTCACGGATGAGGTGAAGCGGCGACTGGGTGCCTTCGAGAAGAAAGCCCCGCAAGTCGTTGCCTCCGCCTTAAACCGTGCCATGACGAATGTCGCGACGAACATCAGCAAGGAAACGCGGAAGAGCTATCACATCAAGGCAACGGACATCAAGAAGACGATTTCGAAAACACGTGCTACACGTGCCAACATCGATGCCATCGTCGTAAGTCGCGGCAATCTGATACCACTCGACCGGTTCAAGGTATCCCCGAGGAAAGTATCACCGAACCGAAAGACACCAATTAAGGCAGCCGTCAAAAAGACGGGTGCTAAGAAACTGAAAGGTGCTTTCGTCGCTGATGTTCATGGCATCAAGGTATTCAAGCGGCAAACGGACCGTCGGTTACCGATTGATCGGTTGTTCGGTCCATCGGTGCCGCAGATGCTCGACAACGACGTCAACCGAAGACAAATCAACATTGAAGGACGCAACACCTTCTATCGACGGTTGGATCACGAAATCGACCGCATCTTGAGCAGGGGGTTACAAGAATGATTCCGATTAGTTTACAGAAGACCCTCGAAGACCGGTTACGGCTGTTGTTCGCTGACAACCTCTTTCCGACACCGAGTGGAGAGGCGGCACCCGTCACGATTCATAAACAACGCCTTCCGGAGAAGACGAGTGAGGAAGATTCACCGTTCCCGTTCATCATCGTCAAGATGATTGAGGGGAGTGGGCAGACGGAACAGGTCCAACCGATGTCGAAAATCGGTCTGATCGTCGGGACGTTCGATGCATTTGACACCTCAGGCGTCTCGAGCAACAACGGATACATCGATCTCGTCCGAATTATGAACGACATCGAAGAAGACTTGACAAAATCCCCAGTCATCGACGGGAAATACGAACTGGAACTGCCCTTAAAATGGCGGATTAACGAAGAAGATACTGACCCATATTTTATCGGTGTCCTCGAATTAGACTTTGCAACACCAAATCACACGAGAACGGATGTGGAATCTCTCCTATGAGCACACGAAAAGAAAAGCAAGTCGACGTCGCACCAGTGGATGTAACGGAAGTGCGACAACAAGTGGTCACGTCAATCTATGTCGGTCCTAGTTTGAAGAACCTTCAAAAATATGCCGTCTTCCAAAACGGATTACCACCTTACGTCGAGGAACACATTTCAAAATGTCCAGAGATCCGCGGAATGTTGATTCCAGTCGACCAACTGGCGGCATCCGAGCAATCGGCGAAAGAATTGGGTTCTAAAGAAGCCGTCCTATCGCAAGCCATTTCAGAATACGCAGGGAGTGAACAATAATGCCTTACGAACACGGAATTAACCTACTGGAAAACCCGACGTCCGTCACGCCACCGATTACAGCGGATTCAAGTATCCAAGTCGTCATCGGTACAGCGCCGGTCCACTTGACAGCGGATCCGACGTCAGTCGTCAACAAACCCATCCTAGCGTATACGCGGAGTTCCGCAGTCGATAAGCTCGGCTACAGCGATAACTTCAGCGCGTTTACATTATGTGAAGCCATCTATGCGTCGTTCCAAGTCGCGTCCGTCGCACCTGTCGTCTTCATCAACGTCTTGGACCCAGCAGTCCATAAAGTCAATGTCCCGTCGCATCCGCTGACGCTCGTCGCGGGGAAAGGGGTCGTCAATGTCGATGGCGTCCTGTTGGCTTCGGTCGTCGTCAAACAGAACACGACGACGCTCATCAAGAACGTCGATTACATCATCGCCTTCAACAAGGATGGTAAACCTGCCTTGACGCTTCTCAGCACGGTTATTCCAGCGAATGCTGCCTTAACGCTTGCGTTCGATAAGTTGGATCCGTCACTCGTCACGAAAACGGACATCATCGGCGGATATGACGCCATCACGAAGAAATACAAGGGTGCAGAATTGATTCGCTCGGTCTACCCGATGTTCAATGTGTTGCCTGGATTGATCCTTGCACCGGGTTGGAGTCACATCCCGGAGGTCGGCATTATCCTCGATGCGAAAGCGAAGAGCATCAACGGTACGTTCAAGGCGATGGCAGTCTGTGACTTGAACAGCGATACCGTCAAGTCGTACGAAGACGTATCGGCTTGGAAAGAGACGAACGGCTATACGAGTGAATACACGATTGCTTGTTGGCCAATGGTCAAGATCGGTGACCGGAAACTCCATTTCTCGAGTGTTTACGCAGCGACGATTGCATCGGTCGATGCGCGGAACGATTCCGTCCCATTCGAATCACCGTCGAACGAACGATTCCCAATCACGGCAGCGGTCCGGAAAGACGGCGTCGAAGTCTACCTCGATCAGTTGGAAGCGAACCATCTTAACGGAAGTGGCATCGTCACGGCGTTGAACTGGAATGGCTGGAAGACGTGGGGGAACAACACGGCGGCATATCCGAACACTACTGACCCGAAAGACCGTTTCATCGCGATCCGTCGCATGTTCAACTGGTGGGGCAATGCGTTCATCCTGACGTACTTCCAGAAAGTCGATGACCCGACGAACTTCCGTCTTATCGAATCGATCGTCGACAGCGAGAACGTCCGAGCGAACGGCTATGTCGCACGTGGGCAGATTGCGGGTGCGGTCATGGAGTTCCGCGAAGAACTCAACCCGGTCACGAATATCCTGAACGGCAAGATTGTCTTCATCCAACGTTTCGCGGCATATCCACCAGCGGAACAAATCACGAACATCCTAGAGTTCGATCCGACGATCTTGACTAACGCATTATTTGGAGGAGGGCAATAATGAGTAATCCAATCCCTGAAAAAATCGTCAACTATAACGTCTATGACGATACGAACAAACTAGTCGCCGTCACAGGCGAAGTGACGTTACCGAACCTCGAACCGCTCACGGAGACTGTTTCCGGAGCGGGTATTCTCGGGGAGTACGACAGTGTTTCCATCGGGCATTTCGGTCCGATGTCCATCGAACTGCAATTCCGCGCATTGCTCGATAAATCATTCGACTTACAACGGAACAAGAACCGCTCGATTGTCCTGCGAGCTGCGCAACAGAGTTATGACCTTGCATCAGGTGTCGTATCGTTCCGCGGTCTGAAAATCACACTGAAAGGGCAACCGAAGGGACTGAATCCAGGGAAGATTGGTGTCAACGTCCAGACGGAGACGACGAGCGTTCTTGAAGTCATCTATATGAAAATCGAACTGAACGGTAAAGTCTTGCTCGAGCTCGACAAAATCAACTTCATCTACAAGCTCAATGGGGAAGACCAACTGGGCGGTATGAAGAAACTGATCTAAAAAACTTAATTGACAGAGGAGAATGATTTGCGATGAAAGATACTACTACGTTAGAAACACCAGTCGATGCAACACAGGAGCCAATCGAGAAGAAGGAAGGCGTCATCGTCTTCAAAAAACCGTACAACTTCGAAGGAAAAACGTATGCATCCATCGATTTGTCCGGCATCGAAGACCTAACAGGGGAGGATCTACTAGAAGCGGATCGTGTTTACTCTGCTGGTGGGAACATATCACCGATTCCAGAGCTCTCGATGGGATATGCCTTCGCCATCGCCGCGAACGTATTGAAACAACCGACACAGTTTTTCGACAAGCTGCCAGCGAAAGAAGCGATTATCGTCAAGAATACGGTGATCACTTTTTTGAACGCCTAGGCGTCATTGAATCACAGAACTATCGACACTATATCAAGGTGACCGGACGGATCGTACGTAACGTATGCATCCGTCTTTCGTCTGCCTCGCATACGAGTGTTGAGTATTTTTTGAAGTTGCGCTTGTACGAGTTGAGTGACTTTGTGACAGACATGAAAGAGGTGAGCAAGGATGGCTAGTCCACGGGTATATGAGATTGCGTTCCATTTAGCGGGTCAGGTCAATTCCTCGATGCGCGCCGCTTTCAGTTCTGCGCAGAGACAGATCTCGAAGCTGGAAGAAAAGACGGAAGATGCACGTGACAAGATGGCGAAGATGTCTGTGACGACATTAAAAGCAGTCAGTGCCGTTTCTGCGATCACGAACGCACTAGGTGGCGTCACTGCTATGACAGCGCCCGTCGTCGCAGGCGTCGGTGCGGTCGGTGCATCCTTTGCGTCAGCGGGAGCAGGAGCAGCGGCATATGGTGTCGTCGCGGCGGCTGCACTACGAAAGGTATTTGACGCAGCGGACGAAGTGAAGAAAGCAGAAGACAAGATTGCGGATGCCGATACAGCTGAAGAGCGAAAGAAAGCCCAACAAGAACTAACGGCTGTTTATGCGGACATGAGTAAGGCGCAACAAGGTGCGCTGAAGAACCTGCAGAACTTCAAGAAGTACTGGAAGGGATTCGTCATCAGTTTCGAAGAGCCAATCTTTAAAGGATTCGCCACGTCACTCTCGATTGCCAAGCAAGGACTCGAGTTGATGAAGCCGACGATTCACAACGTCAGCGGTGCGGTGAATGGATTGCTGAAAGATATGCAGAACGATCTCGGTTCGAAGGATATGAAAAGCATCTTCAATTGGATTTCAGATAGTGCAGCGGGTTCGCTCGTAGCGCTGATGAAGACGATCGGTCATACGACAAAAGGCTTGTTCAGCCTCTTGCAGGCGTTCACACCGATTACAGCATCCGTCGAAAGTGGGATGGTCGGAGCGGCACGTGGCTTTTCGCAATGGGCAGCCAGTCTCTCGAAATCAGAAGGTTTCAAGACGTTCATCGAATACGCGAAACAGAATACGCCGACTTTCCTGAGTCTACTCGGGAATCTAAGCGGTATTTTAGGTGGTGTGATCAAACAGGTCGCGCCATTAGGTCCAGCGGTCTTGACCGGACTCGACGCGCTCACCGGATTGATCAGTAAAGCTTTGAACGCAGGGATTGCCATCAAGAGCTTTGCACAAATCATCCAAGAGATGGTCACCGGTTCGACTGGACAGTTCGATTCCTTGCGGTCTCGCGTGTCAAGTGTCCTCCAAAATATCGCTCCGACCTTCCGCGCACTTGGTGCCCAAGCGTTGAGCGCGTTTCGAAGTATTGCGTCGGTTGCGACGCAAGCCTTTATGACGCTGTATGCATTTTGGCAGAATAACGGTCCGATGATCGTCTCAGCTGTTTCGAATGTGTTTAAAACAGTCGGTGCAGTCATTGGCGGAATCATTGGCGTCGTGCGTACGATTTTAACGGTTCTGAAGCCGATTTTTGTACAAATCGGGACGTTCATCATGGGAATTGCTCGGCAAATTATCTCTTTCTGGGCGACGGACGGTGCACAAATTGTTCAAGCGGTCCAAAATGTATTTTCTGGAATTTCAAAAATCATTCAATTTTTGGCACCGGTGATTGTCCCGATTCTGATGTCGATCTGGAAAAACGTCCAAGGTGTCATCCAGGGCGCGATAAATATGATCATGGGAATCGTACGGATTTTTGCTGGTTTGTTCACGGGTGATTTTTCGAAAATGTGGCAAGGCGTCAAGCAACTCTTCTTCGGAGCGATTCAGTTCGTCTGGAACTACGTCAATCTGATGTTTCTCGGGCGAATCATTGGTGGCGTCAAGGCGATGGGTCTCGGGATGGTCACAAGCGTCAAGGCGTTGTGGGTTTCGATTAAATCGTGGTTCACCCGCGGAATTGATGATGCTTATCTACTGGTCAGCGGATGGGGCTCGAAAATCGGACAAGCCTTGGTTCGTTTGAAGACGAGTGCTGTCTCACAGATTTCCGGCATGTGGTCTGGAATAAAGTCCTTCTTTTCCGCTGGTGCGACTGGTGCGTATAACTTCGTGCTTAGCATGTTCGTCAAGACGATCACACGATTCCAAAATGCTCGATCGAGTATCGTTGGCATCGTGCTTCAACTCTGGAATTCAGTGAAATCCTTCTTCTTGTCCGGAGCAAATGCGGCTTATGGTTATGCAGTGAGTCTTGTGACGAGAGCGTTACAAATTTTCCGTAGTTTGAAATCGAATGCAGTTAATACAATCATGCAACTATGGAGTTCTGTGAAGTCTTATTTCTTATCAGGAGCGAATGCAGCCTACGGATATGCTTCCGGTCTTGTCTCGAAAGCACTTCGAATCTTCGGGAATTTGAAATCAAACGCGACGACGATCATCTTAAATTTATGGTCCGCTATTAAATCGGCATTTTCATCAGGTGTGACGAGTGCTCAAAATTTCGTGACCAATATGGGTTCGCGAATTGCAAGTGGATTCCGCAGTGCAAAAGAATCGGCGGTTTCGATTGCCAAATCGATGTGGAATGGTGTCAAAAAGATTTTCGATGACATCGTTTCTGGGGCACGTGCTTTACCTGGAAAAATGGGTGAAGGAATCCGAAACATGGCAAGCAAAGCGCAATCTGGGATTACATCGCTTGGCAACAAATTGCTAAAAGGAATCGGGAAAGTGGTCAATGGCGTCATCAAAGGTCTGAACTGGGCACTCGGAAAAGTGGGTGTCGATATCACGCTCGAACAATGGCCAGTCCCGCAATACGCTAGAGGAACGAAAGGACACCCAGGTGGTCCAGCAATCCTCGGCGATGGACGTGGAACGAATGCAGGTCCCGAATTGTATCGCACACCAAGCGGTTTTGTCGGGATGAGTCCAGCACGCGACACGCTTATGAACCTTCCGAAAGGTACGCAAGTCATCAATGCCCGTGATACGCGGATGCTGATGGAGCGGTACAACATACCTGCCTACAAAAACGGTACGGTGACGGATGCGTTAAAAACAGCAGGCAGTTACGTCAAGGATAAGGCGACAACGACGAAAGATTACGCGATGGACAAGGCTGGAAAAGCGAAGGACATTGCGTTTGATGTCTACGATTACGTTTCGAATCCATCTAAACTGCTATCGAAAGCATTAGAAGTGTTCGGTGTCGGTGTACCAACCTTACCGAAAAATTTAAGTGCTATCGCAAGTGGCGCGTTCTCGATGATCAAGGAACATGCAACGAAGTACCTTAAAGGAAAACTACCGGACATGTCCGGATCTAGTCTTGGTGTAGCCTTTAACGGACAAGGTGCCGAGATGTCGAAAAAAGCTATCTCACAAGCGTTGATGATGACGAGTAAACCGCTTAGTTTGCTTGGTCCGATGATGACGATCGCGCAAAAGGAATCTGGATTCAACCCGAACGCGATCAATGATTGGGACATCAATGCCCAGCGTGGTGACCCGTCCGTCGGACTCTTCCAAATCATCAACTCGACGTTCCAGCGCTGGAAGTACCCGGGTCACAATAACCGGAGAAACCCGCTCGATTCCGCTCTTGCCGCAATCCGCTACATGGATGGTCGGTATGGCGGTATCATGAACCATCCGGGTATCCGGAGCATGATGCGTGGTGGTGCTTACTTACCGTACAAAAACGGTGGCATCATCAATCGTCCACACATGGGGCTCGTCGGTGAGGCTGGTCCGGAAGCCATCATCCCGCTGTCACCAAGTAAGCGAGGAAGAGCGGCACACCTGCTGTCTACGATCGGTTCACGACTCGGTATGAAAAAGGAACAAGGCAATAACCCGCTGCGGAGCTTGTTCACATCAGATGCTTCACCAGTCTCGAATGGTTCGACGAGTACGTCCGCTCAGTTCGTTTACTCGCCTGTCTATCACATCAAAGGCAATGTCGATGAAGAGATGCTCAGACGGATCGATGAAGAAAAAGAAGCAGATTTAGAAGCGAAATTCATGCGCTGGTTACGTCAACATGAATCAGATCGGAACCGGACACGGTTTGCATAAGGAGGTGCAGCGATGAAAACCTATGTCACGTTGTCGGGCGATACGTTTGATCGGATCGCCCTACGCGAACTTGGAAGTGAATATTTGTTCCCGGAGATTGTAGCGAGTAATCCGCGGCATCGTCTGACCCTCATCTTTTCAGCGGGTGTGTCGTTGCAAATCCCGGAACCACCACAAGAAATGATCTACACAGATGAACCCGAATGGCTCGAAGGAGATGGGGATGCCGAAATGACGGAACTATCACTCGGGGCAGGTGCATACGGATGAGCGGTGTCGGGAGAAGAATTCGACCAGATGTCATCTATGACAATGTCAACGTCACGACTGAGATTGAGGACTTCATCGAGTCGTTGTCTTTCCGAGACAACTTATCGGGTGAATCGGATAGTCTCAGCTTGACGCTCAGTGATCGGGAAGGACGCTGGAACAATCAATGGCGTCCGAAAAAAGGTTCGGTCTTGAAGGCGTCCTTGCTCGTTTCGACGGGATGGGACGACTCGAGAGCGAAATCCCGCTTCCTAGGCATCTTTGAAATTGACGAACTCGGTATCAGTGGACCACCGATGACGTCGAACGTCCGCGGCTTGTCAGTTCCTGAAAGTTCTTCTTTGCGGAAGTCTGGTAAGTCACGTGCATGGGAGAAGAGTAGTCTGAAAGCGATAGCGGGAGCCATCGCGAAAGCGAATGGAATGTCTCTCTACTTTTCAGCAGACGAGAACCCGTCGTACGACCGGATCGACCAGGAAGGACAGACGGATCTGGCGTTTCTGATGAAGTTATGCGGAGATGCCGGTCTGTCCTTGAAGGTCGCGAACAAGAAAATCATCATCTTGGATGAGGAGCGTTTGGAAAAAGGAACGAGTGTCATGATCATCTCGCGTAAGGATAAAGCGATGAAGTCATACAGCGGCAAGGACGCTTTGACGACGATGTATCGCTCCTGTTCCGTCAAATATACCGACCCGAAAAAGAAGAAGACCTATCGCTATGTTTTCACGCCATCGAAGGCACCCGCGACGTCTCGCGTCCTGTACATCAATGAAGAGGTCAAATCATCAGCGGCAGCGGCGACGCTTGCTCGTAAAAAGCTACGTGAAGCGAATAAGGATGCGATCACCTTTTCTGTCGTGTTGGCAGGGTTCTTGAACGTCTTTGCAGGTCAAGTCGTCACGTTGAAAGATTTCGGGTCATTCAATGGCAAGTATCTCGTCACGTCGATGTCCGCAAGCGTAGGCAAGGGAACTGATACCTCACTCGAATTACGCAAATGCTTGGAGGGATATTAATGCGACTGCTGGATCATGGGTATGTTACGGCCATCTATCCGGATCGTGCGACGGTCCGCGTTCGGTTCGAAGACAAAGGGTCAGATGACGTCGTGTCGCGTGAACTCTCGATGCTCGTCCGCGGCGCGCAGAAGGATAAAGACATCTGGTATCCGGACATCGATGAACTCGTCTTGTGTTGCTTCTTAGAAGGGACATCTAAGCGGGGTTACGTATTAGGGAGTGCCTATAACGATGTAGATCTACCACCGACGAAGGTCAAGACGAAACGACATCTGCAGTTCAAGGATGGTGCGTACGTCGAATACGACGAGAAAACCAAAAAGATGACGGTCAACCTGCATCCGGATGGCGAATTGATCGTCAATGGCACGATCAAGGCGAATGCCTTCGTCACGAAATGAGTAAGAAGGGGGAATCCGGATGCGGATTGGAAGTTTTGCTGGTGTCGTGTTCGAGGTCTCTTCGAAGAAAGCATTGACCTTCGACGATCTCTCGCGGTCCAGTAGTGCCCGGTGGGCGGTACATGACATCAATCTTCAGAAACCACTCCCCGAGTTCGTGGGAGCAGGTCAAGAAAGTGTCAGCTTTAAGATACTGCTCAAGGGATCGCATGGCGTCAATCCAGAATCAACGATGAAGACGCTGCGCGCTTTTCGAGATGCAGGTAAGTACTCCTCGTTGATCATCGGTAGCAAGCCGGTCACGAGTGGGTACTTCTACTTGGAAGATATTCAAGAGACGCATCGGAACATCGACAACAGAGGCGTGTCGCATACGATTGAAGCGACATTGACCCTGAAGGAATATCCGAAGAATAAGCCGGTCCGGAACAAACCGAAGAAGAAACCGCCTGCGAAAAAACCGACGAAGAAATCAACGACAGGTACCGCGACGGTGAAAGTCGGGATGTTGAACTGTCGGGTCAGTCCGAACTTGAATGCCCGGATCGTCCGCGTCTTGCGGAAGGGCTATTCGTTCAAGGTGTATAAGATCGTATCAGGTAGCGGTATCAAATGGTACTATCTCGGAAACGGTCAGTACGTCTCAGCTGTCTCGACGTACACCAACTTTAAAAAATCGTGATTCGAAGGAGGGAAGGCATGGACACCTACAGTGTATCGTCATCCGTGGATGGTGCGATCGATTATGGCGCGACGGGCACGTTCGCTACGTTGCAAAGTATCGCGTTCCTCTTATCCACGCTGGTCGATTCTTGTCCTATGCACCGCGAATTCGGATTGGATCCACCAATCGATGATCCGACGTCGTATGCAAGGGCGTCCCTATCAGCGCAAATTATCGAGAAAATCGAACGATCGATCCCAGAGGTCGATGTAGTAGATGTCTTGATTGAAGACAAGCCATTAGAAGGCAAGCTATCCGCAACGGTGAAGGTGGTGATTACAAATGACAGCGAGATTTAACCTGCCAGAAATCGAGTACATCTCGAGTGACGTCGAAGAATTAGAGAACTTAGGTGTCTCGACGTTCGAAGGACTGATCGGAACGACGTTGAATGAAGCCGATCCACGCCGGAAGTTACTGCAATCGGTCGCACTTGTCGCCTCGATGCTTGCAAATAACATCGATTTCACCGGGAAACAGACCCGCCTGACCTATGCACAAGACGATTATCTTGATCACATCGGTTCGGAGCGTGAAGTACCGCGACTGGAAGCGCAAGCAGCAGAAGCTACTTTCCGGTTCGAGGTGACGAATACGGTGCCGTTCACGATTTTTCAAGGATTCTTGATCGGGGCAGGAGACGTACAGTTCGAGATCAAGACCGATACGCTCGTTCCGGCGAACGTCGGAGAAATCGATATTATCGGTCGTTGCGTTGAGAATGGCGTACTGGGTAACGGTTATTTACCGGGTCAAATCAATCAATTGGTTGAACCGGTACCGCACGTCGCAGCTGTCTCTAACGTGACGGAGAGCTCTGGCGGGACGGATCGGGAAGAGGACGATCCGTATGCAGAACGGATCTGGTTATCACCGGAAGGGTTCTCGACGGCAGGACCAGACCTAGCGTATGTCTATCATGCCAAATCCGCTCATCAAGGCATCATCGACGTCTCGCCAATCACACCATCACCCGGACATGTCATCCTTTATATCCTGATGGAGGAAGGTGCGCTCCCGTCACCGGAAGTCTTACAAAAGGTCAGTGAGACATGCAACGATAAATCGATTCGCCCGTTAACGGACTTCGTGACGGTCGCCGCTGCTGAACGGGTTCCCTATGATTTGACGGTGTCCTATTCCCTTCCGGAAAGTACGCGTGCCTTACAATCGTATTACCAACAGCAGGTGACGGATGCAATCCGCGAGTATCATCTCTGGCAGCGCTCGAAGATGGGAAGAGGTGTAGATCCCGGTGAACTGTATGCGCGTATCCAACAGGCAGGTGCAAAACGCGTCATCGTCGAGCCGAACCAATTCATTGCCTTAGCGAAACATCAGGTCGCGTTCGAGCGAACGATCAACGTCACGTTTGGAGGTTTCGTCAGTGATTGACTTAAACAATTTTTCACTCAATGACATCCTGCCAGCGTCGATTAAGAACAACGAAGAGAATCATGCACTCGCTGAAGCCATCACATTGATGTTGCAACAGGTATTCGATGAGACATCGATACTGGATCCGCGGATGCCGCTTGCTGAACGCTTACTGGACATCGTCGCCAAAGAAAACCACGTCGACTATTACGATGAAACCTTGTCACCGGATCAAAAGCGACAACTGATCCGGAACTCATGGCGAATTCACCGCCGGAAGGGAACAGTTGCCGCCATCGAAGAAGTAGTATCGATTCTCTTGGATCGTGCCCAAATCGTCGAATGGTTCGATTATGACGGAGAACCCTACTTCTTCAAGATCGAGATTGACGGACCGCTAAGGAGCGAGAAAGACTTGCCTGTCGTTTTCCGTGCAGTCAACGCCAACAAACGATTCAGTTCCCGTCTTGAAGCCATCTGGTTCAAGCGTGGTGAAGGGATCTATTACCGCGTCATCTATAAGAACGGTAAGATTCACATCCACCCGGTCATCGCTGTGCGCTCCGGGATTCAAATGCCTGGACGGTCGACTCTCGTTCTCTCGCGAGCTGTCAGCTCGTACAGAAACGGGACGGATGCAATCCGGATCAGTGGCAGTATCTTCTCCGGAGAAAAAGAAAATCACGTCAACGTCGGTCGCAAAAATGATACGACGCTTTTTGTCGTGGAAGAACGGCGTCTTGGAACCGCATCTGTGCCACAAGTAGCGAACGAGCTCCTGAATGGATTCACGGGTACGGCGACCCAAGAAGAAGTGGAGTGGCGATCTGCGCAACAAGCCGGAACAGCGAGTCCACCGAAGACATCCTACCAGTCGAGTAACGATGGCGTGCAGGAAGACGCCTTGAACCGGACGCAAAGTACGTATCAAGGTGGCTCGTCCACGTTGCCGTTCTCAGGCGTCACGTATACAACGAAAGGAGAAAACGGATGAGTATTCTTCAACCGATTGCAGTCAGCGATCTCGCCAAGACGATTGATACGAATTGCGTGTCAGCAGACTTCACGATTGGCGCGACGACCTATCCGGCAAAAGTCCGACGGTCTATTGTTTCCGGTGACACCGTGATCAAACACGTTTATTTAACGACACGATCCCCCATCGGGCTGGTATCGCGCGTCCGGTTGTTCAACGCAACTGGACAAGTATATGCCCAAATCAACCCGAACGTGCAGCACGAAGCGCTCAAGGGTCGATTGTTCGAGTTTAAATTCAAATTGGAGGTGACGTAAAACATGTCACAATTACACCGCAGTCGTCTTTACGAACCAACGGAATGGGAAGACCGGGTCCTCGACGACCAGAATGGATCGGTCCTCGTACAAGGGACGCCGATTGACGAAGAAAACATGAACAACTTAGAAGCAGGTGTCTTGATTGGTCATTATGATATCGGTCTACTTGCCATGATTGCTGCACAAATCGCTACGTCGAACGAATTCGAATTACAGAAGTTGAAAAAACAGAAGTTCTTGCAAGGGAAAGCGACGATCACGAATGCGACGATGGACAATGGATACTACCGTTCCGCTGATCCAGTCGTCATGGTCGCCTTGACCGGGTTCCCGCAAGCCAACGCGCCAGACTATGAAGTGATCGTAACACCGAATGATCCCGCGGACGCCGGGACGTTGAGTGTCATCGAGAAGACGCAGAACGGGTTCAAGGTCATGTCGACTAGCACATCTAAATCGATTTCGTTCACCTGGACCTTACTCAACCCACAAATCTCATAAATGATCGGAGGAACAAACAATGATTATTCAAAAAGTGGCAGCCGGTGAAACGGTTGCCTTTTCGCTCCGGAACAGCGTCTTACGTTTCGAGGACCAAGTAGAAATTGATTTGGCATCACGTCAAGGGGATATCGATCGAACGATTGATGTCTGTCTCGATAATAGTCTCGAGACGATGCGTGAAGGACTAGGCGCTTGGTACGTCGCGACGATCATCGTACCGGCGCGTCAACAGGAATACATCGAAACGGACGAGGGTGGCGAAGTTGTAGACCTACCACTCGACATGCAAAAGGTCATCTTAAATTTGTGGCCACTCCCGCAAGTGTATCTTGAGCGAAAGCTTGCAGAACAAGAAGAGCAAGAACAACAAGAACAACAAGAACCAGTAAGAACTGTCCCGTATAATAAATCATTTAAGGATATGAATAATGATGAAAAAATTCATTTTTGGTGTACTGGTGGCTTTATTCAGCCTCGCTGGATGTTCTACCGGTGAAAAGGATGTACTGGTAAATAAGGAATCG